ACCACCCCCAGAGTTACGATTGCATCAGGCCAGCTCATTGATTCACCTCCTGCCTGTCGTCCGGCATTCGCTCACTACAGCTTATCCAACCATCCGGAGTTACCGGAGAGCTGGTTGACGCTTCCGGGATTTTCCGAAAATTATTGGTTGACGAATCTTTATTTTCCCGAAAGTTTCCGGACTGAAGCATGGCTTCGCGGCAATCGTTCCAGCCTGTAGCGTATGCAGCCGCTTTGCTGCTGCCTTCAACTGGCGCATCCTGCCAATACATTTCTTCCGGCACTATCGGCGCTGGAGGGGCGGCAAATAGATATCCGCCAAAGTCAGGAAGCTCTCTAATGGCCTGTACGAATTTTTGTTTGCCTACGTCAACTCCTAATGGGTAATGAGCTATAATCTTTGCCACCGGCTCTGCTGCCAGTGATGCCAGCGCAATCCGTGCCAGCTCTTCCGCTTCTTCTGCTGGAAGCACAACGTTGCTACCCGGTCCGTATGTTTCGCGCCACTGCTTGATTGTCAGCAGTCGCTCTTTGGTTATAGTGGTCATGTGTTACTCCTTAACCCGCAGTGCTTTCAACTGATGAGGGGAACAAAATCTTTTCATCAAACCCTGCATTCATATCATGGACAGCAACACACCAATCCATCGACGAACGATTATCAAGAGCCTCCATGATTTCATCCATGCGGCGTAGGTCATACAGGTAAATGGTTTTATCGCCAATGGTGTAAAAACCAATTTTTTTTGGTGATGGACAGCGATCAAGAACGTCCTGTAATTCATTCAACCATGCCCGTTCTTTTTTTGTTAAAGTGGCCATATCACTCTCCTTTGATACGAATGTCAGCGACGCGTAATGCGTGTTCTAGGTCAATCAGGTAAAGCCAACTGCCATTTTCTTTAGGTATCATGACTTGTCGCTCATCTGCATTTATCGGGTGTCCATATCGAAGGTCGTAGCGAGTCGGTAATTGAACTTCCCGCGCTTCCAGTTCAGCAATACGCTTGCACCCATCAGAGATAACTCCCTCGTAATACTCGCGCTGCTCGTTGAGTTTTGATTTTGCTGCTTCAAGCTCAACGCGCAGCTTCCCAACCGTAAGCGCAATATCCTCGTTCTCCTGGTCGCGGCGTTTGATGTATTGCTGGTTTCTTTCCCGTTCATCCAGTAGTGCCAGCACGGTTTCTGGTCCGGTCAGAAATTTGAAGGCATTGAGCGCATCAATATCCACACCGTAATCTTTAAGTTCCTGTTCACTTAACAAATCATCATCAACTGGCAACATTAACAGGCGTTCCATTGCTGGAATTGCACGTTCCGCCACCTCACGCAGTGACTGGTAATTAATTTCGCTCACTGGTTGCCTCCTTTGCGAAGCTGGGCAGCAAAGTCAACTAACCACTCAGTCATTTCAACCTTCCCTACCAGGTCTGAACCAGGGTGCATACAGCAATCACTCTGCGCCGCTTTGAAATCCTTATACTCATATTCTTGGGCCACCAGATTTTTTGCAGCTTCTATAGCAGCATCCACCCCCTGCGCCCGGACTTCAGCCAGGAAAGCATCAGTGGTTGGCGTTTCAGGTATCTGTCTCCTCATCCGTTCTATTGCATGATTGAACCCGAAGTCTTCCGCGAGAGATACGTCATCCATATTGTCATTGTCATCCTCAATATCCCGTGATTCTGGAATTGCAGACTTTATTCCCGCATTCTCCGCTGTCAGCGCCGCGCACTTGGCCTCAAGAGCGGCAACCACTTCCTGATGGTCTTTGTACTTAACGTATGAGCCGGAGATGTCATCACCTTCGGTGTTTAGCCATGCGTCATTGCAATTCACTGCGTAGGTTCTGATGCTCATGTTGATGCTCTCCCGCCCCTGACAGACGCCAGGCCAGTCAATAAAGTATCCGCAATGCCTACCCTCAGACGTGCGCGCAGGATAAATGCCGTTATGACCCGGCAAAATATATGCTACCCATTCATCTTGCGTTGCCTGTTCCGCCGCCTCGCGCAGTGCCTGATAGTCAATCTTGCTCACTGGCAGCCTCCTTTGCCGGGATTTCTAACTTTTGAGTGGTTGTATCAAATTCAAACAACTTAACCACGTCATCAAACAGGACATAATCACCATCAGGATCTTCAGTCATATCTGCGCCACAATCCTGACCGCACGAGTCGCAACCATCCATATCAAGCTCGTATCGCTTCAGGTTTGCGATATTTGATAAATTCAGCGCCAGTACAGCCAGGTCATAAACCTCTTCGGCAGTGACATCGCTGTTCAGTCCCATTTCATGGCGATATATGATTTTTTCTACTCGTTGTTTTGTGATCGTCATTTTTCTCTTCACTCCGATATACAAGGATTACCACACCCCCTCTGCTGATTGCGCGAGCTGGATCCCCTGGTTCCATGCCGTCAATTCCGAAGGCTTCGGAAAACGCATTCATTGCCTTCTGGCGTTCATCCTGCTTACGGCGTTTATTCCATTTTTTCAGGAACAACAGCGACAGCCACCGTCCGCTGCAGAACACGATGTAAAAATAACCAAGGAGCGCCAGGCCGACATTCAGGGCCGTTTCTATGGTTAGTTGTGAGTCAGTTGCCATTTCTTACCTGTTTAAGTAACTGGTTGAACATAACACTTAGGGGATTGCTGTATCCAAACGGCAGATTGTTTACGCAGTACAGAATCGTTTTGTTTTTTTCTCCAGTTCGTACTATTAACCCATTCCACAATAACCGTGATAATTCATTACTGATAGAAGTTGCGCTTCTTCCAAGTGCGAGGGATATATCTTCTCTACTGCAATCTGGATTTTCCTGGATATACTCGATAACGGTCATGTGGTCCCTTTTACTTAATATCTGTTTCGGATTGCATGCCATGAGTATTCATTTCGTTAATAATTTCATCCAGAAGGATTTCAAGCCCTTCTCGACCCATATCTGAAAGAATGAAACCTTTATCAGGGGAAGTAGTGAGCATTTTCTGATAAAGAAACAGCGCTCTTCCCATTCCTTCAGCTTCGCCGTATTTTTGAATTAAATTCCATTCAATATACTGTTGTAAGGCAAATCGAATGGGGCCGGGATATATCGTCATAAACCCATACATCCCGTTATATACCACGGCGTGTTCAGTTGTTCCGTGTTCATTCAGGATATCAATTGTGCCGTTCTTGTCTTCTTCTTCGTTGATGAATGTCGTCACATACAACCATCGCCACTGAGCAACCTTCATCTCAACCGGAAGTTTACCCAGTAATCCTGCTTCGTCGGCTTGCGCCAGACACTGAAGGATACGTAAACCTCGCACATTAGGAGTATCGAATTCTCCGGCATCCAGACGACGTATAGCGTCGTGATAATCAATCGTCATACTGCCAGTTCGTATACCATTGGCTGTTGCTTCAGCCTGGAATTCATCGTATTGCATGATATTTATTCCTCATCTTCATCTGCTGGTGCAATAACGTCATATCCTGCCTTTTCTGCAATAAACAGGAATGTTGAAAGAGTTCCTACAAGTTCATCGTCATGAACATGGCGAATGAATATTACTTTCCCGTTTTTGATGGTCAGCAATACTCTGGTTTGTTCGTGTTCTGCTGTTTTCTGATGCATTATTATCTCCCGTATGCTTTACGCAGAAATAAGCAGGCAATATGCATGTAATTTTCACCGTATTGTGCAATAAGGCAGGCGGTCTTGTGTGATGCCATATTCTTTATAAAAGTCACAATAAAGCCTCCTGTGGATTAAGGTTGTAACAATCCCCGGCGATAAAACCGCAATAAACGTTCAGGGCATATTTGTTGTTATTGCGCTAATTCTTTTTCGGCAGCAGCTTTTGTATACTCACATGCAAAATTCAGAATTTCGCTGCCGAGTGTTTTCGTTTCGTGATTACTGGACATATGTAATACCTGTGTTGCATGCAATAAATGATAAACATTTATCGCAAATGAATCAGGCTCCAGGCAAATGCCTTCGTAATTATCTTGCTGTGAGGTTGTTTCTGTCATTGCTCCTGAAGTGCATACGAGCCTGTTTTTGACAATTCTCTTTTCTCTAATCACTATATCGGCAACATCTATTGCCTTTACAACCTCCGGGAGAAGTTCCGGGTTTGTATAATCAAAGTCATCAACATGGAGAACAGTTATGTTTTCGAACTTTTTCATGGCTTCCTCAGCTGACTTATATGTTCTGCTATATAGCGAGTCTCAGAAGTGTTTTCATATTGAGACTGTTTCCGCAATGATTGATAAAAATGTTCGCATGTACCTTGAAGGGCGAAGCGGCGATTATGTCAC